GCAGCCTGGCGCAAGCCTATCTTCACTCGTGAGTTCTTTGCAGAGAAAAAGCGCTAAAGCGCTTTTTTGTTCGTTCGCTCTCTATTCTTCTTTCTGCTCACAACTGACCGTCCATCCACACCAGCAAAGTGTTGTTGTTATCCTCAGTCAATTTGCAATAACGTGTCTCTCAGCCATCACAGACACCAATGTAAAACGAGGCATCACTGGCCCTTGTGGTCCCCACGTATGCCCCGGAATCTATCGATACCTTAAGCCATGCTCCTTTGTTGTACACGTCCAACATTATACAAGCCAACAACGGCTTGTTAGTTGTTCGTGTAGTTCAACTAAAGGAGACAATATGGCAAAGGTATATACGATAGCGTTCCGTCAGTGCATACACTGTGGTGACCTTACAAATGGCGCAGTGCTGCGACGGACTCGTTTTCACAATTGGTTTGACATCTGTGATGACTGCGCAGACCAACGTTATCTAAAAGCAAATTGCCTAATTGAGGAATAACTAACAACACTAGACCGGCTGGCTTCGGCTGGCCGGTTTTTTGTTGCTCGCTGTTCACGGCTGCTCGCCACGCTCGCTTGTTTATTTAACTACATGCCTGCGGCGCTAAGTCTGCGACGCTCGGCTCTCGGCGAGGCCTGTAAACAACAAGCAAACTACCTATTATTTCTGAACCCTGCACTGCGACAACTCCAAATCCATGCTTAGTCGCATGTATTTGTCGTTGCAAGCACAAATCAGAATCAATCTGATTTGCATCTCCGTTTGGGGCGACGAACTTAGAACTATCTCTCTCTCTCTCTGTGGGCTTGACAAGATATCATCATCTCCCAGAGCACTATTCCACTTGTGGCCCAGAACGTGTAAAATCGGCACCTTCCTTCTTTTATTTCTTTAGTTGGATAGGAAGCCGATTTCACACAACCGTGGACCAAAAGTAAAGCACTTGTGGGTGCTAAGGATATTTTATGAACTTTTTTGCCCAACAAAAAACTTACATAAAAATCCTTCCACGCACCTCAAAGTGTGCCTAGCGATTAGAAATCGCTGGCATGCACGTGGGTAGACCGTGGCATCCAAAGCCGTCGTAGCCTGTTGTTACAGGCTTCTAGTCTTTGGGCCACTTGTGAAATCTTGTACGCCTCACAGCGAGTGTGAGTCTAAAAAAAGGAGAATTAAAATGCTTGAGCCTATCGTATATGTAGATTCAGTTGTAGAATGCATTTGTGGTAACGACTTTTGGGGTACACCCGGTGGACGTTGCACTCACTGTGTGGCTGAACTTGAATACATTGATTTCCTAGACGCAATGGACCTATAATGTCCGGCGCGTTTGGTGACTTGAGTTGTACCAATTGCAATGTTAAATTGGTTGAGGTTGTTGACCCTGATACGTACAAAAGTACGTGGTTACATCAGGGTTTAACTAAGCAGTACCGCAAGTGCGCAACGAGAAACGTTGCCACTCCGTTTCCTAGAAAGAAAGAAGGTAAGTAATGGAAAAGTTTAACGCCGACGCTTTTTGGTGTTTCTTGTTTGGAGTAGCCACTGGTTGGTGGCTGCTCTGGGCGTATATGCGCGGTGCGTTTGACGACTCACGTCGTCAGCGCCGTCGCCGTCGCCGTCGTAATGGGTGGTACTAATGACTACAGCAGATTCAATGAATCAATTAGCAAAAGCAATTTTAAAAGTCCAAACCGAACTAGGCTCAGTGCCTAAAGGTTTGGCTTCTGCAGTACACGAAATCCGAACTAAAGAAGGAAAGGAGGAAATCATGATTAACGTCAAGTGGGAGACACCACAAGAAAAACAGACAGCACGAGTTATCAAGGGTGCAAAATGGGCCCCTGTAAAACTAATGCTAATCGAAAATCCAGGCCAATGGGCCTTGATTTGCGAATCAAAGCCGAACCGTGGTGCATATCTGCCCACAGAGTTCAAAAGCAAGCAGTTTGAACGTGCATACCGTAAATACGGTAAAATCACCAAACTGTACGTACGCTACGTAGGTAGCAACTAACAAACTTACTAGGGACGGGGCATTTAGCCCCGTCTCTAGTAGTAAAAAAAATGCCGGCCTTGCGAATTGTACATCAGGTACTCGCAAGGTGGTCATTGTTTTACCATCGGTAGTAAGGTGCTACCGGTGCATACATGAAAGAAGGAATCATGTCTGAAATGCAAGAACCCGTCGTACCGACGGAAGAACCAATAGTAGAATTAATCTCACCATGTTTCAACTGTCACGAAGGTGAGACAGAACATAACTGTTTCATAGTCTACTCTGTTGGTCAAGAACAACGCTGGTGTCAAGACTGTTATGATGGCGAGGGTTTCTGGTGCCATGAGTGTGACCAAAACTATGACGCTGGTTATTACGACAGTGGTCATGTTCCAGGCGTAGGTACTGTTTGTGACGGTTGCCTCGGTAACTATTACTGGTGGTGTGAAGGTTGTGACGAGTATCGTTCTCAAAACGACAGTTGTTGTGACAACGACGGTGTAGATGACTATGTACACAACTACGGTTACAAACCAGACCCCGTGTTCCACGGTGTCTCTCCCATTCAGTTCGGAATCGAACTAGAATGTGAGAACATTAACCATAACAATGCAGAAGCAGCAGCGCACTTCGTTAGAAGTGTTAAAGAATCTACTGCTTATCTAAAGGAAGATGGCAGTCTGTCTGGTGGGTTTGAAATAGTTTCACACCCTCGTGACCTAGATTCATGGCGTGAATTTGCCCCGTCATTCCTTAAAGTTCTTGCAGAACTTAATGCACGTGGGCAACGTTCGTGGAACCGCAGCAACTGCGGCCTACACGTACACATGTCAAGAGCAGGTATGTCACCTGCTCACCAGACACGTTTCGGCCTGTTGTTCAGTCGCAATGAATTGGACTGGAAAGAAGCAGCACGCCGTAGTTCAGGCTATGCCAACTTCAACGGGTTGAAGTCTGGTGGTGTACCACTCAAAGTTCTAGAACCGCACACGAGTTCACACTCTGACGCGGTGAACTTTGGTAACAGGGACACCATCGAAGTCCGGATTTTCCGTCCTTCATTCTCGCTGCGTTGGTTAGGTTGTATCGAGTTAGTAGCAGCAGCCAGAGATTACACACACGGTCTTACATCTTTCGATGTCGCCCGTGGTGCATTGGACTGGCCTAAGTTTGCAGAGTACGTGGCACGTGGGAAATTCCCACATGCAGCGAGAATTATAGCAGGTGAGCCATTCACCGGACTACAGGAGGTATTACCATGTGCGTAATCTGCGCAGGTATAGGCAATGAAAAGCCAACACATAAAGAATTAGAACAAGCATGCAAATCAAATCCTGACGGATTTGGTTGGGGTGCTGTTGTAGAACACAAGAATGAACTTAGGTTGTTATCAGGTAAGTCCATGCAAGCCAAGGAAGCCATCTCGGATTACGAGGCTGTCTTCCGCGAGTACGGGAATCATGTGCAAGCACATTTCTTCCACGCTCGCATTGCAACACACGGTGAAACATCCATCCGTGGTTGTCATGGCTTCATGGTTGAGGGTTCAGACAAGAAATCCATCGTTGCCCACAATGGCATACTGCCATTGACCCTCGAGAAGGGAGACTGGCGCTCCGACTCTCGAGTGTTTGCCGAAGACGTGTTGCCACGGTTCGGCGGCATCACTGGTCTTTGTGACCAGCGAGTGTGGGACGTGATGGACGGATTTGTAGAAGGTAGCAATTCCAAGGTTGTAATTCTGACCTTAGAACTTGAAATACCGCTACTGATTCTTGGCGAATCACTCGGCCATTGGCAGACCGAGGGGTTGTGGTGGAGTAATAAGTCATACATGCCTATCAATTACTCCACATACCCAGCGCCTAAGTCAGTAGTCATGGCTCATCAGAATTGGGACGACGAGGATACTATGCTCACAGCGTGTCTCAACACTGAGTGTCCAGAAACACTCAGTTACATGGATGAGTTCTGTCACTACTGTGGTTGGTGTCAAGACTGTAACACCAACTGGGAAGCATGCCAATGCTTCGTTGGGTCAATTAAGCGATGACTCAAACGTCACGGCGTATAGTCGCCGTTTTAACAGGTTGGTGTCTTGCACTAAGCCAGGGTGGTACGCAATCTGCGTATACCCTTGGCTTGGTGTGGATAGTAAGTTGGTACATTTTACTATTCCTGTACGACAAATAACTAAAAAGCCCTGGGGGTTGCGCTGTTGCGCAACTCCCCATGGTTTTTTTAACATGCAAAATCCAAGTCTTCAACTTGTATTTTACCTTTTTTTCCGGCCCCGCAGGGGCAACATGTGCTCGCATTGTGGTCGCAATTTTCGTAGAGTGCCCCTGTAAGGTCACTTGCAAGAGGTAGGAACAAGCGCACCTCACAGGGGCATGGCTGACGTGTTAGAAAGAAGGGAAACTACACGTCAGCGAATCTGATGCTCTCACGTATGAGAGTCACCACGTCTTTTGTACCACGACTGGTTTTGCGTGGGCGGTTATGTCCGTTGACACACTTGTCAATCTCCACCCACTGCTCAGGCGTAATGTCAAACACAAAGTTTACCATCTCGCCACGAATCTTAATCGTAACTGAATCGGTCATAATCCCACGCCCCAAATGTCACAGACTTCCAAGACTGCATCGTTGAGTTGCTCAAAGAACGACTGTTGGTCTTCGTCGCTTAGATTAGCACTGGCGATAAAGTCTTCTGTTATCTCAGAAAACCAAAGCACTTCTGAATTATCTCTACCGAATAATTTTTCTTCCATAATACCCTCCTTAATTGGTATGACTACATTATAAGCACACAACTACGTGCGTGTCAAGTCGAACTTTTTCTTTTGCGGTAACGGGCTACTCGGATACGGGTGGCTTGGTTGTATGCGTCAACGCAAGGCTGGCACGTCTCGTGCTCTGTGTCCTTCATCTTCTGCCTTCTGTGCCACGCCCAGCCACGTTCGGTGCCATGCTCTACCTCACGTCTGTTAGGGGGCGCATAGCCCAATGAGACGGCAACAATACGAAGTTCGTGGTAGTCAAGACCAGCCCATACTCCCCATGCTTCTCTATGCACAAGTGCCCACTCAAGACACTCGTTCTTAAGTGGGCACTCCTTGCAAATGTACTTCGCTCGGTTAATTTTTTTTATGCGGTCGTCGAAGAAAAGTTTGGTCATACCAATACACTTCGCTTCGGACCAATCAGCCATTAGAAGTCTGCTTCAACTTCTTTCTTCTTAGTAGCCTGTACTGTGGCCGTTGCGAATCGAAGGTCAGGACCAACGGCTTCAGCAGTTAGAATTACTTTGCTCACCGTCTTACCTTCCTTGTTCTCGTAACGGTCTTGGGTTAGAAACCCGTTCACAACAACTCGGTCACCTTTGTGAAGTGTGTCGGCAACACCCTGTGCAAGTGTGCCCCATGCTGTTACATCGAAATAGGAGACGTATTCTTCGTCGCCCTTCTTACGGTTTACTGCTACCGAGAAGTTCACAAGGGCTGTGCCGTTGTTAGTGAACTTAATCTCGGGGTCTGCTGTCAATCTACCAATGATGGTTGTACTCATCTCTGTACCTTTCGTTTATTTACTGCCTTGTAATACTACATCAATAGCCTGCCATGTGCAACAGTTTCACCATGTCTTCTAGTGTCACTACTGCATAGGCACGACCTGCGCTTGTGTTCCTGCGCTTAATCACCGCAAGGCCGATGTCTGCCTTAGCGTTGTTCTTCTCCACCTCTGTCTCGTCCATGATAGAAGCGAGCGTTATCTTGCCAACGTTCTTGCACTCGATAACAATGGCGTGTGCGAATCCATTGAGGTCGCCTTTGTCAATTGTGTTGCCAGCACCGTATCGTCTCTCGACATTGGGGTAGCCGTTCTCGTTGAAGAACTTAGCAACGTCACGCTCCCACTGAGAACCCTTAGCCTTCTGTGGTGTCGTCATGCTCGTCTAACTTTCGCTCTGCGATGTTCATCATCGCTGTGCCAATTAGTTCCTGTGATACACCAAGCGTTACCAGTTCAGTCAACAAGGGAACCATAACTGAGTCCACTGCTTCGTTAATGTTCTGTATTGCTTCTTCTTCGGTCATGGTTATTTTCTTCATGCTGTACTCTCTCGCTTCTGTTTGAGCAACATACTTCTACGTTGCTTGGCACTAAGACCTGCTCTGTATCCTATCTGGTGATACGTAGATAGTGCGTCATCCAAGCACTGCTCTGACACAGGGCACCCGTGACAAATGCTCCGTACCATCTCGTCAATTTTGTGTGAAGAACCCTTCAATGGGAAAAAGATGTTTGTGTCCATTCCCTTACACTTAGCGTCTGCTGTCCAATCATTCAACTTCACTGCTCTTACCTTTCTTTAATACGTCCTTGAATCCTCTAGGCATAGGCACTGCTTCTGCCCTGCGTTGCTCCAACTTCTTCTCAAAGTTCTCCATGCTCTTTCGTACTTCTTCACTGCGGTCAACGACTGGTTGTTGTACAGACGTTCTGTTCCGTCTAATGAACAACTGGTCAAAGTGTTTACGCAGTTGTGTGGTGTTGAGTATCACGGGTGACCAGAATGAATCCGATGTAGCCCATTCAATAACACCACGTACTTCTTCTTCGGTGTGGTTAGTGACACGTAGCAAGTACTCGATGTCGCTCATCGAAGACTTGTTGATACTGAATGCTTTGTATCCATTCGCCACACACAACTCACGTAGTTCAACGGCAAGCGTGTGTGCCGACTTCCATGTCGCTGAGTCTTGGCCTTCTTTGTACTGTAACTTCTTGGCTTTGCTTACTGCCTGTTTTACCTGGTCAGTGGTAACAAATCCTTCATCGATTAAAATGCAAAGGGCCTTGCGGTAATCAGTTTCCATTCCTGAACTCATCTAGTGCGATGGTCAAGTACGTAATCATGTCAAGCAAAGAATCTTCAATGCCTTCGTTCGCCAGTAGTGAACCCTGAGCCGCAAGTTGCAAACGACCCATTTTGTCATTGGCTCTCAAACAAGCACCCACCCATGAGGGTATCCCAAAAGCCATGCTTTGACGAATGTTGTAGTAAGGGTTCTCAGGACGACCGTAGTCTCTCGACTTCTTGTCGTGCATGTCCTGTACTTCTTTTAGTATTGCGTTAAAGGTTGGGTTCATTAGCAACCGTCCGTCCATTCTGGATAAAGCCCGTGGTTTCTGTTGTAATAAAATACAACTGCTGATTGTTGTTGATAGATGTCTGCTTCGTTCGGTGTAGGTGGTAGACCTTTGATGTTCTGTCGAGCAAACTGCCAAATGTCAGGCATGAATTGAAACATACCCTGAGCACCTGATACCACGTTGGTATCAACTACCTTGCCACGGCTCTCTCGGTATGCAACACATGCGAATCTGGCTTGTACATCTCTAGGCAGAGACAACAATGGGGGGGTAGGCATTGCCGTCTCTACCAAGATTGGTTGTGGTACTTCTGCCTGTGTCGTTGTAGTAGGCAGAAAAGAAAACGATGTCATAGCAGTTACAACTGCAACGGCAGACTTAATCATTTACCCTCCCCTGACGGATGGCGTAGGCGTGATAAGTGCAACTGCAACTCACGCACCTTACGCTGTAGGTCACGGTTCTCAACCATGTATTCTTCAATACGTCCGAGCAGAATCTCATTCCGCTCACGTAAGTATTCGTATTCAACGTCCTTTTTCATCTGGTTCCTTCTCTTCGAATGACGTGTACCTAGACTTGTTGCTAGGACAACGGTGTAATACTTCTTCTGCTCTTGCTTCTATCAGCAATAGACACTTCGGGCACACCCACTTCCTCATGACTTCACCACCGTGAATGGTGCCATAGCCATGTTGCAGTGGCGTACCGTGACCTTCAATGCTACTCGAACTGCCATGTCCGGTTCTACTTTAGTTTCTGCCAAAGTCGCAATAGCCCCAGTAGCAACAGAATTGCCAGCACCGATTGCTGCATAATTCTCCTTAAACTTAACAACAGAAAAGTCATCGCACAATTCGTACAATGCTTTCTTAGTAACGACTAGTAGGCTCCACTCACCACCAGGGTTAGACTCTATAAGGTGGTTGCGTAAAGCGTAAGGGTCGTTAAGACCTGACTTGCGGGCAAGTTCGATGATGCGGAAACTACCCGCACCACCGATTAACGAATCGCCCGACTTCCATACCTTCGGTTCACCAGTCAGTTGATACAGTCCACCTTCATCGAAGGCTCCTGAGTCTCCGCCAATGGCGTAGTTCTTTCCGTCTGTGTAACCGATGATAACTGTCATTACTTATACTGCTCCGGTACTATGCCTTTGTAAGACATCTGTTGGTTCTGTGGTTTGAAAGATGCTTCGCACTTAGGGCAGAACACGTAAGGGTTGACAGTAAGACTTAGCAACCACTCATGTGAACAGTCCTTCCACTTTGTCATGACAACTCCAAGATGATGCCAACAATCTCTGCTTCTTCAAGGTCATTCAACGACTTCAATGTACGCTGAACTCTTTCCTCACAAAACATTTTACGGTCTGCTGGCTCATCGAACTTCTTGGCTAGCAGTTCACGCATGTTGTCTAGTGGTGTTGGTTGCTTAGACTTGGGTGCTGACTTAGGTGCTTGGCTAGCCTTGTTGCCATCGTCATCTTCGTCTGCTACTACACCAAGCACAGCAAGTATTGAGTACCTGCGAGCATAGGTCGTAGCACTGCCTTGTCCCTGGGCATCCTGTTTAGGTAGGTGCAACTTCATAGAATAAGCCATGTACTGACCTGATTCGTGAAGAAGGTAAGTGAGCAATGTGTCGCTACCATCATCTGCGTATGTAATGAACTGACTAATAGCCAACTTGTGCTTCGACAGCACTGGGCTAACGTGAGACATTACTTCTGGCAAGCCAGCGTACTTTGACTTAAAGAAAGGGTTAACTGAACCCTTCGGCACTGCACCGAACTCGGCTTGTGCACCTACAAGTGACTTGGCTAATAGGTCTATTGATTCACTTTGCATTTGTTTCTCCTAAGTTTGAGTCTAATTTGTACCCGAGAGCAGCGAATGCGACCATGAAAGTATTCATCATCTCAAGGCATGCCTCGTAGTTGTGTGTGATACCGAGAAAGACAGAGTCGTCTCCCTCTCTAAGGGTTACTGCCCATGTGTTGCCATCGGTACAATCGGGGAACATGGTCAATTCTACTTCGCTACCTGCCATGGTAACTGTTGGGTATGTGGTGTTCACTGTACTTCCTTTCTTTTACTCATTGAACTGCTTGAGACTTTTATAGATGCCGGACCGTCGTCTACACAGACAGAACGGAACGCACAGTAGTCGCACTGCCATCCACGACCGTTGGGGTCTAACGTTAGCACACTATTGTCATCGTCCTTAGCGGAGCGAATAGGTAGGTAGCCATCTTCTAAGAGACGCTGGACACTTTCCATACGTGCAATCTCTTCTGAAGCCAGTGGTTCCCACTCGTAACGTGGTACCTCGAACTCGGCAAGGAATCGGTTGACACCTTCGACACCCATGTTCTCTGCCTTGTTCTTCGACAATGCTTCAAAGCCAATGCTACCCATGACGAGTGTCTCGATACGGATGTCAGGGTTCTCTGCTTCAATGCCTAGTGCGTTCATGCCAGCCTGTGCAACAGCCTTTGCTGCTGGGCCAACACCTACACCAACGGTGCCACGCAGACGGTTCCACCCAACCTGCTTGTCAAAAGCGTAGGTACCCATGGTCTTAAGTTCGTACAAGACGTGTGTGCCACCATAGACAGAACCAACGTCGTAAATGTCAATGAGTGCGTCACACGAACCTGATAGGAAATCTCCTATCTGAGAGGCGACCTCGAATTGGGCTGATGGAAAGCGACGACTAATCGCATCCTGCAGTGCTTCGTGGACAATGGTACCTAGACCTGTAACCCATGCACCGGCGTGGTCCATAGGTTCAGTGGGGTCGGCACCTAGTGCTGCATACGCCTGCTGACGAGCACACGAGTGTGCCGATGAGTAGCGTAGTGGTGTGCCCTTTGCGGTGGGCTTGGGTGTTTGGCTCTTGAGGTGTAGTTCCTCTACAAGCAAACCAGTAATCACGGGATTGGATACTTGGTTCATCTTACTCCTTCCTTTGAGTGGTACCAACGATACACACCCAAAGGGGGTTTGTCAAATACTCAGTACTCCACCGAAATCGTGGGTCTTTTCCTTGACCGCAATGAGGTTGGCTTGCACGTACGGTATGTGGTTGTCACGGTGCCACTCGGTAGGAAAGAAACTACGCAATGCAGACTGCTGAAACCTACACTTGAAGTCGATGAAGTCAGCGTAGTTCTTGTCGGTGTAGTACCAGAACGAGTTCTCGTTCCAAAAGGCAATGTGCGTTGGGTCTTGGAATGCACCACGTCCATCACTGCTTGGGGTCATAGAGAGCAACATGCCACCGTGTGCCAACTTGTCGTAGCACCACTCCATGAAGGCTGTCTTGTTAGCGATGTGCTCCATGAAGTCATACGCACGGATAACACCAACGCTATTGTCGGCAATGTCCATGTCGAAGATGTCACCAACATAATCAACGCCAGGGCCAGGGCGTAGGTCAACGCCTAAGAATCCTTCGGCTTTGTTGTGGTGAGCACCAAGGTCTAGTGCCAGCAGACCCTCACGGTTAGCCCACGCTAGACAGTTCTTCTCAATGGTCTTGTAATACATGTCCACGGTGCCAATCTGAATCTCTGCGTTACGTGTTTTCTGGGTGTTCTCTGGGTGGACACGCTGTAGGTACAGAATCTCAGGGATGTGGTAGAACTTAGTCTCAGTCTGGTACAACTGGGTCATAATGTCTTGGTCGTCCAATACCTCTAGGTTGGTCTTATACCCCTCTATTTCGGCGTATAGGGCACTCCTGAAGGCACGTAGGTGGTTCGGTGCGAACCAAATGTAGGACACGTTGTGGGGGTAATCCTCAAAAGACAAAGCCCCAACGTAACCTTCCTCGTTGTAGTACTTCCACCCGTACTCTGCCCCAAAGGGTGGGACTGGGTCAGCCTTGCCGTCTTCAAGTATTTGGGCTGTGTCAGAGTATACAAACCCGACATCAGGAAACTTATCAAAGACGTACTCAACTTCCATGAGTGCGTTAGGCATAAGTATGTCGTCGTGGTCAAGTTCCAGGTACACGTCACCTGTGCAGTATGATACGGCTTCACGTTTCAAAGCACCCACGCCCTCTGCCACAGAGTAGTACACAACAACCCTTGCGTCCTTGGGTGGGTCCCAGTCGGCATCGCCGTTAAGGAGGACTATCCATTCCCAGTTGTTATTGGTCTGCTCGTTGAGCGAACGGTAGCACTGGTCAAGGTACTTAGGGTCGTGGCTTGGCGTGAATACGCTAATCATTGTCATCCCACTTAAACATAGCACGGATGTACATAATCACGTACAGGAAACTGTACAGAATAAATCCGTATTGCTTAGATTGCAGGGCGTAGATTACCCATAGGAACTCGTTGCAGATAAGGACAAACCAGCCCCAACGTATCTTGCTACCTACGGTAAACAAACCAAATGAGCCCACAAAGGCTAGTATCCATGACCAAGTCCACAGCATTAGAACGAGTACTCTACGTTAGGGTACTTCTTCTTCATGAACTGCACCAGTGGCATCTTCTCGTAACGACGGCATAGGTAGTCGAGCGATACGAACATAGGGTCGTATGAACCCTCACGCACCTCGTGCTTGACTACTATTCCTCGCCAGTGGGCGTTCCCCTGCGGGCCCTTATAGTCCTCATCATGGAGATAACACGCGCCCGCGACAAGTCCATGTTGGCTCTTGCCAGCGACGAATCTAAGCCCGTACGCGAGCGTCTGTTGGTGGCCCATCGTGAAACTATGGCCAATGGATTTAAGTCTTGCTTCAACGGTGCCTCCTAGTGGCTTGCCGGTCATTGGGTTATAGAAGTAGTGGCTGTAGGCAACGCCATCAAGCCATAGGATTTCTAAGTAGTTACTTACTTTCCATCCGCTTCGGGCGTAGTCGAGGTGGTCTGTGGTAACAACGCCTTCAAGTTGTGCATCCATTGAGACAGCACGGTTGATTCTATCTTCGTGGTTACCAAGGAGGATGTGCCTCTCAGGGTTCCATTTTGCGTGCCTGGTCTTACGACGATTCTGGTTGAAGTCGGTGAGTGCTTGGTTGAGGATTCGCCATGCTTCATTTGCTGCCTCTATGTCCTGCTTGTAACGGCGACCTTCCATAGCCTTCTTGCCCTTGTCATACATCGACAGAGACGGCATGTCAGCGTGGTCACCTAGGTGAATAATCTTAATGGGTTCATCGTGGAACTCGTCTACAATGTATTGACCTATCCAGCGAAGGTGGTCTGTTGGTACTCCAGCCTTAGCCTGAGTATCAGGAATAATTACGTGTGTTGTTGGTTTTTGCAAGGTAATGCTCCTTGTCTAGTTCCGCCCATTGGGAGTCTAGCACACAAGTTACCAACAAAACAACACTTATGTAATTTATTTCCCTGTTACTGCTCCAGCAACTTCGGAGGGGGTAATGCTGTAGAGGTCAGGCCACTCCATTGCTTTGGGAAACCCCCCATACCACAAAGCACCAGCCACTAAACCAGAGCAAATCCAAGTACGGGATTTACGTAGACAAATAGCGTCTGGAAGTATGTTATCTAAGGCACATGAAAGTATGCTAAGATAACTGTATTTCAACCCGACCTGAGAGCGAGCAAACTTCAGAACGCTTTCACGGTTGGCTGAGGAAGGCAAGTCCAGTACTTCATACGTTCCTCCAAAAGCAGATTCATCAAGCGTTAAGTTGTCGGTGATACCCTTCGGCTGTGCTTGGATGATGTACCACTTACCGTCCACGTATCTATCCAGAATGGCAACGTGATTCCACTTTGAGTACTTGGAGTAGGGCATGAACTTCTGCGCCCACCTGATACTTGCACCGATAACTCCTTTGGTGTGACAGAATACCAAATCACCTGGGTTCATCCTTCGCCTCCAATACCTCTACTCGTTCTTCTAAAGAGTTTAATTCATTGTCCTGACGCACATCCGTAATGTCCTCAATGTTTTCGTGACCGTGACGTGTGGCAAAGTACGTGCTGATGTACGCAGAGATAAGACAAAAGACAACTAACTGCCACGTGAAGTGACTAACTGCTGTCTTAATGCAGAAAATGTTGGCGAGCCAGTAGCCCACCTCTGTCATACCTGCAACGTGTGGTCGTCCACGTGCCTCTGCCTGAACCATAAGCACAGAAAATATGTTGGCTATACCAAGAGATAATGCGGCGAGTAATGCTATCTTCACTTGTCGTCCTTTAACAGTTTGTGTATTTCTTGAACTAGAGCGTGTGTCTCTAGGTCTAGTTGGTAATCCTTTACCGAGTGGTCAGTGTCCTTCTTTTGCATCTCGTCAGAGATACGGTCTGCTCGCTTGGCTGAAATAAGTAACACTGAACCTTGTAATCCAGCCACCATAGACAAAACTAAGTTAAGTCTGAAGAATGGTGCAGGGTCAATG